GTAAAGCTGCTGCAAAAAAAGCAAAAGAAAAAATGAAGAAGAAAAAAAAGAAAATGAAATATAAAAAATAACAATTAGGAGTAGCTGCTAGTCAGCTGGGAATGTTGGAGGGTTAAAAAATTATGCCATTTAGTAAGTATAGTAAGAAACAAAAAAAATTAGCAAGAGTTGCACCACCTAGAGATAAGATTACTGGTGCTGATTTTAAAGCCATGAAGAAAAAAAAGAAGAAGAAAAGATAATGGCGAAATTGTGTGCAAAAGGTAAGAGAGCTGCTAAGAGAAAGTTTAAAGTATATCCTAGTGCTTATGCTAATATGTATGCAGCAGGAGTTTGCTCTGGCAGAATAAAACCTAAAAAGAAAAAGAAAAAATGAGTTTAAGAAAATGGACATCTGAGAAATGGGTGGACATAGCTAATCGTAAAAAAGGCGGTGGCTTTCCTCCTTGTGGTCGTTCAAAGGGTGAGAAAAGAAAGAACTATCCTAAATGTGTTCCATCATCTAAAGCTAGATCCATGACTGCTAGTCAAAGAGCAGCAGCAGTTTCAAGAAAAAAGAAAGCTGAAAGAAAATCAAGAAAAGGTAAGAAACCTAACTATGCCAAAACCTAAGACTTGGGTTCGTAAAGAAAAAATAGTTTTTGTTGGTAAATGCAAATATTGTAAGTCAGAAATGACCTCAGAAGATTCATTCATTCCAATTGGAAAAATAGTAAGAGGTAAGTATCAATATCAAAATGCTCACTATAAATGTGTCAAAGAGAATGACCATAAGCCTAAAACTAATTTTGATTGGTAATTAACTTTCCCAAAAATTTATAGCATCTTTAAGATAATTTCCATCTTCGCTTTTCCAAAAGTAATGATCGAATTGTGGTTGAATATAATCTTTTACTACTTTAGGATCGTTGCTAAGACTTACTAAATTCTGTCTTATCTTACATCTTTGAATTATCTTAGGTATTCTTTTTTCAATATTTTCTGGTTTAAGTTCTTCACAATTACCTGCATGAAATACTTTGTAAGATTTTTCATTAATATAGCAAAGATAAACTGGCACTTTGAATACCGAATAATAAAAATCTATTTGCAGTAAATGAAAAGGTTCTGGACTTGTTTCCGGTAGCTTCTTAGTTAGCCAAGACCTAGTACCATCTTTTTTGACAATACCTTTTCTAGGAAATTTACACTTATCTTCAATAATAAGTTTATCTCCTTTAAGATCGCAGTAACCATGAACAGGAATATTTATTCCATCAAACCATCTAAAAGCCTCTATCTCAGGTTTACAAGTTTCATAACCAGGAATAGATTGGTGAGCTGCATGACCATTAGCAATCATATCTCTTATGATACTTTTGTAATAATTAAACTCATCTTCGTCTTTTAATTCTGGAACAAATTTTTTAAGTTTCTCCTCTACCGGAACAAACATTATTGACTTTCCTCTTTTTGCTTAGCCTCAAATATTTTGTTCTTTTCATTTTCAAAAGCGATATTAAATTCTTCTGACACTACATCTAATTCTTTGTAGTCGTCTAAGAAATAACTTAATGGTTTTTTTAAAAATTTACTAATCTTGACAAGGTTGACCAAAGGAATTCTGTTTCCTTCTTTAGCTCCACCTCTTTCATATTTACCAATTTGTTGATAAGAACATTTTAACGCTTTTGCAACTTTAGTTAATGGAACAACAGTTTCTTTACCTGTAAACTCATTAACTTTAGTTCTTCTTGCTTGTCTTAATCTTTTACCTAAATCAATATAGAATTGATTATCTTCCTCAAAGTTTTTCTTAGCTTTATTTGATAGTTTCATTGTGTTTCCTTCCTTTAATTTAGAAAATAGAACCCCTAAGTATTTTGACAATTTTAGACAGTTGCTTACTTAATTAAGCATACATAAACTTAGCGTCAGCGTTTTCGACTAAGCATATCTGTCTATAAGTCTTTATATACTTTTTAAAAGCAACACTAGAATGAACACATTGTCTAGTTTTAGTTCCTTTTGCAGGTTTCATAATTTCTGCATGGAGCTTGTCTAGTTTTGCGTATCGTCTAGTTAGACTATTACTTTTTTTAAGAGTCATTATTCTCCTCACCAATAATTTTAATATTTGCACTAATAAGTTTGTTATCGGTGATATTTGCTTTGGCAAACTCACTAGGCATTTTTTGATTATGTGCTTTCTCTGTAGCTTCTTCAACAGTAGCACCATCAAAAATTTCTTCAAAATCTACAGTTAGTTCTAAGTTTGATTTTTTGATTACTTTAACCATTTAATATTATGTTTCTGCTATATCCTGCGTAATCTCTTTTTAATTCATTTCTTTGCTCTAGTTTTAACACTAAAGCACTAACTGAGTTTTTACTTTTATAACCCATCTCTTTCGCCATTTCTGAAAAAGTTGGACTATATTTGTATTTTTTAGTATAATTTTTAATGAATTGCAATAGCTTCATCATTTTAGGAGTCATAGGTCTTTTACCTCTTTCTATCTTGTTCATTTAAAACTAACCTCCTTAACAGTTCTGCATAGCCATTTATGTCGTCAAAGCTATCTTTTTTATAGTTTTCTGATTGCATAACTCTCCAAAGTTTTAAAAAAATCATAAAAATACCAAACAATTTTAAAGGTACTTTGACCTCACAATTGTTATGTACTGATAAATATTTTTCTAAAATACCTGACATAATATAAGATGTATGGTCAAACTCTCCATAATCATCTTGTTTTTCTTTTAATAATCTTTCTATCTCACTTATAAACTTAACATTATCTGACATAGTTTCCTTCAGTATCTTTACACCAATGTGCAATTACATTTTGATCTTTATATTTAACTAATACCCAAACCTCACCATTACCTTCTTTGTAATTAGGATTATCAATATATTTAATAGTTTTATTAAAAATCTCCTCACAAGTAACAGGATTTTGGGAGCTAAGATAAGGTATGTTTTCATACTTTAAATTCCCATTACTTGTAAAGATCACTAAAACTAAATAAATAACCTTCACTAATTAAAAGGGTATTTCTTTACTTTGTGTTTTAGCTTGTTTTGGTTTGTACTCATTCTTGTAGCCTGACAAGATAGTACCTTCATCGTTTAACCAACCAATTAAACCTTTTTGACCACCGGCATCTGGATAATTCATTTCACCAGTAAACTTATCATCACCCTTAAATACCACCCCTACTTGAGCAAAGACTCTAACAAATTTAGATTTACCATCTTTTGATACACCTTTAACTCCAAGTATAGTTCCTTTGTTACCATTATCTAAAACTACATTGCCTGAAAAAGAAATATTAATTGCTCTTTCATCGTCAGCTTTATAAGGAAATAAAACCCAATCTTTTTGTTTTGCATTACCATTTGTTGACATTATTTTGTCCTCCTACTTTTTCTATTAATTGTTGTTGTTGTTCAAATAGCTTTTCAATTTCTTGATCTGAATTGCCATTTCTTTTCCAATTGGTAAATAAAGCTGTCAACTTGGTTTTAGTTGTTTGCTTTTTAATTTCATCTTCAATTGAAACTTTTTTAGTTGTGCTTTGAGTATTTGTATTTTGGTTATTCAAAGCGTTTACTAATTCTTCTGCACTAGCATACTCAGATCCTGATAGACCAAAGGCAGCTAAACATCTTCCTAATGCACTACTGGAGCAATTTTCTAAAGCACTTGTTTTATTTATAAATGAACTATTTCTAAACTCCTCTGCATGACCTACCGCATAAATAGTATCAGATATATAAAGTTCAGTTTTCATTATAACTCTATCTGCATCATGGAATAAAACTTCCTCATTAAATCTAGCTTCTGGAAAATACTCTAATAAATGTTTATGTCTTTCGTTTACTGTAGAATATTTCTTTCCTTTAATATTTACTGTTGGAATATTACCAACATTTTTTAGGCAAATCTGCCTTCTTTCTTTCATTCCGCCTTTACTTTTTTCTTCTGTTTGTGGTTTTAGTTTCATGTTTTCCTTCCTGTAATTTAAGATTTTCCTTTACTTGTTCTACATCCTTAATAGCTTTTAATTCTAAGTAGCTTTTATTTTTAGCTACCATTTTTTCTTTAAGTTCATTGTCGCTAATTTGTTTTTTTAATTTTACAATCTCCTCATCTCTGCTTAACAACTTTTGAACATAACCTTTGACTTGTTCTTTGTATTTTCTGTTTTCTGTTTGTAGCTTTGCAAGGTCTTGCATTATTCTATCGGTCATTTTTTTCCTTTCATAACTTCATCTATGGTTAAATCGTAAACTATTATATCTTGTAATGCTTGACCAACATAACCGCCAAAATCCATTTTAAGATTGCTCATTAATGCTTTTCTTTGCTCAGCAGTTAAAACGCAATAATCGTTAAACCATTGATCTATATTTTTATTTAGTTGTGATGGTGATAGATGGTCAGCTGTAAACATTCCACCCTCATTTTTCTTTGCCCACTCTTTCCCAATTGTTTTCATAGTGTTTTTAATACTCATAATACAAAAATAGTCAATAAACTATACATAATTAATTACAACTTTAGAGGTCATTTATATTATAAAGTTCTTTAATATCTACTTTGTAAACCGCAGGTCTATTATTGTAACCAAAGTTAGTTAGTCGTTCTGGCATATCATTTATAAAAGGAAACCAACCTAATATTGAAAATTCATAATCACCTTCATGGATAACTAAAATATATTTTCCTTTTTTCTCTCCTGGTCTAATAAGTAAAAAATTATAATCTTTTCTTTCTTGAGTTCTTATTTCTATATTATTTTGAAAGTCTGAGTCGTTATATCTTTCTAAATTGTCAGTATAAGAACCATTATAAAATGAATTAGTTGATTTAGCATAAGCCACCTCACCTAAAGCACCTAAGAATGAGTCGCCAAGTTGTTTTTTATAATCTCCTTGATAGCCATAAGAAAAACCCTTACCCATTTTAATATTACCAATAAATCTTTTAGTAGCTACATTTAAAGCAAGTTCTATTTCATTAGATTCTAATTTAACTTTTTTCATGTCTTCTCCTTGTAAATATAGTTCTCCAAAACCATGAACGCATCATAGATATAACTGTAAAGATAACTGCTATATGAAAGCTCTCAAGAACTGTTGGGTGTAAATCAAAAAATGGAAATATAAATAACTGAATTAATGTAGATAAGATTAAACCACTACCTACATCAATTATAGTTTCAAATAAATTTCTCATATCCAATCAATTGTAGGTTTGCCATTATAATTAACATCATAAATAAACCATGCAAAAGCCATTAATCCACCTTTTTTATCGTTTTTTTTAAAACCTAATCTTCTTGAAAATATTAAAACTTTTTTTAGTTTATTTTGATTAAATAAAACAGAAGCTCTTTTCTTACCTTCTAAAAAAGATAATTTACAAAGCAGAGCCATCTTTTTATTAATTGAATTTAAACCATGTAGAGTAAATTCTGTTGCTAAATTAAATGGTGGATTGGTAATTATATTATCTACTTTTTCATTAGTAGTTAAAAAATCTTTTATTTCTCCATAACCTCTATCAATTAAATCAGAACTATAAACATCATAACCAGCTTTAATTAATGGATCTGATATTGCTCCATCACCACAAGAACATTCCCAAATTTTACCATCAAATTTTTCGTATTTAATTAAATCTTCTATTGCGTCTATTGGTGTAGCATAGAAATCATTTTCTATACGATCATTGTTAAAGTTATGACCAACCATTTGATATGCAGCTTTAACCATTTTTTTTATCCTTTCTTGCTTGTTCTAATTCATTATTTCTTTTTTCATATTCTTCAATGCTTTCACCGGAGAAATATTTAAACCAACATTGGCAACAATAGTCTTTGCCTTTCTCTACAACATCGGCATTCATACCACATTTAATACATTGCCTTTTATCAAAATAAATGTTTTTCTTATCCGACATATCTAGCTCCTTTACTTAAATTATCTGTAGCCCACATTGGTTTCAAATTTTTATAATTACAACATTCATATTGTTCTTTAACATCTAATAAATTAAAATGTGCCATTGGTTTTATGTGGTCTATATGCCATTCACCAAAGTTTTGCCAACTCATACCTTTTTTAAATCTTCTTTGTAAATGATTTTTTAAATATTTCCAATCGCAACCAATTAATTCAGATGTTTTAACTTGTTTTTTTGCCAAGCCTCTTTTTACATATTGATAAAATCTTGTTCTCAATCGGTATTTAATTAAAAATATAGGATCAGTTTTTAATCTTTGTCTAACTTGATTTCTTACTCTCTCTCTTATTTCTGGTCTTTTAGCATATTCACATGATTGTTTTCTTATATGTTCTCTATTTCTTTTTTTATAATCTAATTTTTTTTGTCTTACATAATCTCTTTTACTCCATTCTTTTAACCATTTAATTCTTCTTTCTTTATTTTTAGGATCAGAATAATATTTTTCTAAATATTCTTTTCTTTTTATTTTATATGATTCTTTAGACTCTGATTTTTTTCTATATTCAATTACTTTATCTTTGTTTTTTTCTAACCATGTTTTTCTTACTTTATAATAATGTTTTCTAAAATTAAGATCAGTATTTAATAAGTGTTTTTTTCTTTCTCTATCTCTTTTTAAATGCATTTTGTAAGAGCAAGATTTAGAACAATATAATTTTTTAATATTATTAGGTTTTT